TTAACTCAACAGTCGGGGCAGACGCCAGGGCGACCTTGTCAGGGTTGGCAATCAGGTCCGGAAGATCCAACCGGGTTTTAATGACGGACATCCCCGGGGACTCGTAGGCCAAAGAGGCTGCTCTTCCTTTGAAAGTATAAACGGCCATTTTATTACTCCTTTATATAATTATTACAGTAGTTTAAAAATTTTGGTCAGGGGCATGAGAGCGCACAGCGTTCACAGAGGCCCCCGACCAGGGGGGAGCTGTTAAGCTGTGTGGTTATGCACCTTTACGGACGTACAGGTCACACAGTGACTCGGGCTTCAACACTTCGTAGCCGTAAACATTCAGGCCACGAACCAGAGTGCCGAAGGTGGACTCGGCCCGCAGGCTTTCCATCTTGGTCATCTGGGCTGCGAAAGAAATGCCCGATTTATGGCCGGCCATGGCGTGATAGGCCAGATAGGCGCCATCGGTCACGCTGGTCAGCAAGTTGGACTCATAGATCGTAAAACGATCGATCATGCCAATTCGGCCATTCCGAAGGATGCTGGTACCGTCGCCGGCCAAGGAAGCATCCTTGAGATCCGATTTCAGGATCATACCGGTCATCCATGGGGGAAGAACCATCCAGCGGTCTTCCTCGGGGACGTTCTGCTCGGTCAACACGGTGCTGACGTCGACGATGAAATCGAGCACATTGGCCTTGGTCATTACAACCGGGGAACCGGTCGTACCAAGGTCGAAGGAACCGGAAGTGGCGCCGGCGGCCGCGCCCTTATTGGATGAATCTGCGTCGGCATAAACATCCGCCAAAAACCCTCTGTCGACGACGATTTTCATCTGGTTGGAAGCATCCCGGGACCAAGAGTCCATCAGGGCTACGTCGGTCTGATGCTTATCAATATCATCACAGATGAAGTTGAAATACTTGGCCTTATCGATTTCCAGTTCGATATTGGGAGACTCAGGCCGCTGAATCTGCAGGGACTGTCCTTTGGAATAATCCCTGATGACGATGTCCGGAACGGTCCGGATTATCACCTTGTCACCGACGTCCTTGATCTCGCCTTCGTAATCGGTGTTGGTGATTGCGGCGATGACGGTCGCGGCATAAAACTTGACTAAAAGTTTCCCTGACCATATTTCGGGAATAAAAGTCCCGCTATACTGGGGAGTACCTGGCGCTGCATTAATCATGACTAATCTCCTTAACTTGTTTGTGCGACCAAGCCGGGGAGATTAGACAAATTACGCCATTATCTTCCCTGCTTTAATCGCCATTTGATAGCGACTCGCTATGTCGTTATACTGCTCTTCAGTGATACGTTTTAGAACAAAATCAGTCGAGGCTTTGTTAAATTCAGTGGTTGTTGGATAGACAACCTGAACCCCAGAGGGTTGCATCTCATTTGTGTTGCCAATATTTGCTTCTGGCATTAATTGGCCCGACAAATGATCGTTTTGGACTGTCGGCTTAGGTGCGGGAGCCCCGTCCGACGGCGCTACCATGCCTGAATCTGCCTTGAACTGTTTAAAAATATTGATGACTTGCTGCGCGTTGAGCTGGTTCGCTGCATATTGCAGGATATCGCGCCGGGTTGCCATCGAAATCGGGTCTTGGCCATTTAACCACTGATCAAATTGCGGCGATCTATTTATCGTCCGCCAATCTGGCATACCGTTTGTGAGGTTGTCGAAGTATGTATCCTCAACGGTCTTGTGTATCGTGGTTTCGAGGCGCTCGGTCCTCTTGGCCAATTCGGTTACCTGTCCGCCATTTTGAATCTGGGCGGCAAGCCGCTCATTTTGTTCAAGTATGGCGTTGAACCCCGAGGCGAGACCCACTATCTCGCTCCCGTATTCTTCGAACTTTGTAGGGTCCAAAGGCTGAATCCCACTCTCCACCCTGGCCGGGGACTGAACAGCAGCCGCACTGGCTTGATTTTCCATTGCTTGCTGCATGTTTGCGACTACAAGCTGCAATGACTGTATCTGAGTCTGCAGCATCGGCACTTCGGTGTCGTATTTCCCCTTTAGGACGTCATATTTTGCCTTGTACGTCCCATCATCAGGGCTTTTGGGATCCGGAATGGCAGCCGGGACAAAAACATCGTCCGGAGCTGCCGGCTTCGCCTCTATAGGCGAAGGTTCTACAATCGGTTCTGGTGTCGGATGGGTTGGCTTCGCCGGTTCTTTTTCAACCGGTTTTTGTTTGCCGCCATCAGATAGTTCTTTCTGAATCTTTTCAGCAGCTTCTGCCTGCCGCTTGACTGCAGGCGGAACGGTCTCTACCGCATCTTTCTTTTTCGCTGGCATTTTATTCTCCCTTTTGAGTTGCTTCCGCAGTATTCATTATTTCGGTTAAGTTGCATTCCGCAGTATTTAACACGAAAACGGGTAATTGTGACGCCTTTTAACTGATTTTAAAAGATCTAACCCCCACATCACAAACTTAACTACTAATTAACATATACCACATGTCAATCATTATTAGCCTGGGATTCCAGCTCTTTATGTCGAGCAGCGCTTAACGCTTCGATGACACAATTCATCCAACAGTCTGTAACGCACATCCCATACTCAAGGACGCCCCCGTTGTATCCCGTTGGTATCAGGTTAAAGCCCCATACCATTCGATCGCTATCTAATAATGCGCCGGCCGGTTTCTGGCCTTTGCTCGGTTGTTTCGACTGTAAACCCAAAGGCACCCCCCGTCACTGCGCCGATAAAGGCAAGGATCTCATTGTTTTTATAGACATATATCCCAGAGCGCCACTTATCCTCTTCGTTGGTATATGGCCTGGTTTCGATTCTTAAACCAACCCCACGCATGGCCTCGTCGACCATTTCGCCAGCCTCATCGGATGTTTCAGCCAGACCCATTAGTGCCGTAAGGTCAAGCCCCGCGCGCAAAACAGCGGCATGTAACATCTCGCCGACAGCGATCGTGGCCAATGCTGAAGTTTTGAACACATGTATTTGCTTATTTTTGAGCAGATACTGAAGGTTGTCTATATCCCGGTCTTTGAGATCCTTGAGTGTATCACTCATCTGCCTGCTCCACAGGGATTCCTGCCGGCGGAACATCGTCCTGTGCCGAAATCTCAAACAGTTGGATAGCAGTGGACATCTGATTTCCAACGATGGTCACAACAGGCATGGCCACCAAGCCATACTTATTACAAATTGATTCGATCTCTGACTTACAGGCAAGTTTTTTGACCTGTTTCGGATCGAGCTCTGGTCCATTTGTTAAATTGGTCATGATAATACCCCCCCTACGAATTTGTGGGGAGCATTTCAGCTCCCCGTTATATCTCACCAATTGGCTATGAATTAAGAGAGTTACCCATCTATGGGCCTCACGAATCCATATTAAGACAGAACAACACTGCCGGCATTCGCCAGAACAGTCCCATCGCCGTTACTATCGAAATAAACGACTAAGGCGTCAAGAATATCCGCGAAGGTTGCGATGGTATTGGTACCGTCCCAGGTGCCTGACGTCAAGGTCACGGTGTGATCCTGTCCGCCGGCCGGCTCCGAGATGGCCTTTACATGAAACACGCCCTGGTGGTCTGCAGCATCGGCGATGGTCGCGGCAATGGCCGTGGTGTCGTTATCCAACTCAACGCTCTGAACGCCAGCCGTAATCGCGTTGGCGCCGGCAGTCTCAAGCAGCTCGGTCCTCGCGCTGACATCGGCGGCCACGTTTAACTCTTCGGCGGTTGCGGTCATTTCAGTTCCGAGCTCGCCATTTGCATCACCCAGAAATAATCTGGAAATGCGTACTATACCAAATTTTACATCTTCTCTCCAGCCCATAACTATCTCCTTTTATTATAGAATTGGCCTTAAGCCCCTTATGGAGCCAGCCTATGCAGAAGGGAACTTAATCCCCAGTGACTTCAGGTAATAACATGCCCGGGAGTCTCGAATCTCTTTAAGGCCTCGGACTTTGTAACATCCTGCACCCTGGCCTCAGCGTTCTTCATTTCATCCCTGAGCATGGAAAGGCAAAGAGCAAACCCTTTAAACTTCTCTGACTGGTCTCCGGAAGTTGTGACGGCATGCATAGCCGTTAATGGGACCGCTCTCTCCAGATAGGAAAATAAGGATGCAATGGCCTCTTGGCCCTGAGCCATCCCTCTCCCGATCTTTAATATTTCATTATTATCAAATGATATAAGCACTTTATTCTCCCCCATCGTTTATTGAAAGTACATCAAATGAATACCGACCCCTTGATATCACGCAATTTGTTGCCCTCGGGAGCTTCACCCTGTCCATTTTGAGCCTGAGATCCTTCATCGATCTACACTTTGGACATTTCCTTGCCGGCACGTTTCTTGGTATACTCAATGGTGTCAGTAATTTATAACCGCATCTCCTATTCTGGCAGCGGTATTCATGCACATTAGTAATCGCCGGCTTCTTCGAGCATTTTTTTGTATGGGCCTTTTTGCCCAAAGTAGCCACCATGACGCCGGGGTTTCTTTTTCTTGCTGGCCTTTTTCATGGGCTCCAGGCGGTTTTGAATCCTATCCATCTTCTCTGAAGATTTTTCTGTTTCTTTTATTAATGTAAGATTATCAGCCATTTAGTATCTCCTTTAATATTCGCTAACATTAAAAATTTGCAACCCTTTCCAGTTCTGGCTGCAGCTTCTGAGCAAGGGCTGTCTGTTTGGGCGGACCACCCGGCATTTCACCGCCCCCGCCACCACCGGCCGGCAGTGGCATACCATCAGGCCCCACCGGAGCGGCAGCCTGCTGACTCATACGCATCTCGATCTCGGCATCTGTTGGGACAACATTATCACTCATTTTCAGTATCTTAGAAGATTCTCGCAATACCTTGGCCCGGCCCGGGATACCGATAATTGCCATATCTGTTGGGTTGTTAGTGGCCATGAGCCATTCGTTTCTCCTGGCCTGCAGCTGCTCGGCGACAATCAGATATTCACTGGCCCGGGCAACTATCTCGATATCACCCTCATAATCCGTATTGTCATTTAGCAAGATATGGACCCATGTGCTATGAACGATTTTTTTGATCACATGCGCGTCTATCGACATGATGGCGTCTTTGATAATACGAGAGGCTGCGTTCATCAGCATCGAAAGGCCATGGGCTGTCTGCCCGGCCCCGCTCGCCGCAGAGCCGACACCCTGCTCATAAGCCGGGACGCCGACCTGTTCACTGGCCTGACCAAAGAAATATTCATAGACCCCAATAAGGGCCTCTGTCATTGGGTTGGGCTGATAGAAATGGACAGCTTCCCGGTTGTTTCCGATAGGATCCGACTTTGTTTTCCATATCTTCCATGGATAAAGCTTTTCAATATTCTCACCACCGTCCAAGCGATCCCTGTGGACTTCGACCTGGGGACCGGAAGCGATGGCCATATTATTTACCAGAGCCCTGGCGGTCGCATTGCATACACGCTGACAGTCTTCCATGAGCTCTGGTGGGGCTATACCCCAAAGAGAATCATTACTCGACTCGAAGCTGGCCGAGAAATAAGGTTTTGATTTTAATGGATCTTCGTTGATCCTGGCCATGACAACATACCGGCCGATAAGCATTGCGACGATTGAGACCGGCTCTGCCGGGTTGCCTATTTTGTTGCGCTTCATGCCCCATTCGAGCAACAGGCTCCCCGGGACTTCGCCGTGATATTCAAGGCACTCGATGACAGCCTGGGGATCTTCCTGCTCATTTGGGCGGAATTCAAGGTTCGCTCGCTCCTGATCGGTCCATAACCAATCCTTAAGCGTCCCTGATCGATACTCAAGCAAGACCTGGTCAATAGATGCATCATCAAAGCCGTCAACACCCTTCATCGCCATCAGGTCCGACTGGCGCAGTCGCTGGCGCTCTATTAAATAACCGTCGTTGATACCCTTGGCACCGGCAGACATGTAAATATCAAAGGCACTTACCCTCTTCCATGTCCGAACATTTTTATATCCCATGGACGGCTTCATCTTGCCATCGGGACCGGGCTCCCAGACGAGTGTTCTTTTGCGCCGAACTACCGGGCCTTTAAGAAATGCTGTTGGATATGTGGCAAAGTCCTTGATAAATAATGATAATTCGTCATAGAACCCACCCTCACGGAAGTTATCTTCGATATCACGCTCGATCCTGCTCGCCTCTTTTTTGGCGACCTTCATTGTCTCTTGGCGCTTCTCGTCGCGCAGCTCCCACAGGCGCATATCGATCATTTCAGGGGTGACAACCTCTGGACCAAAGTTGGCCATGATCATCTCGACCTCGCCCTGTACCTGTTGGGCGAGTTCCATCTCTTCCTCGACCGGCAAGTCTGGGACTGGGGTAGGATCTATACCCCACGGCTTTTCACCTGAAGGCAGCATAACATCCCTGACCATCGCCTCTATAGAACGACATTTCACACTGGTCAGCATCATATAGATTTCGGATCCACCAAAGGCCCTGATGGCATTCAAATCATCCGGATCATATTTACCCTTGCGTTGGCGCAAACATTTAAGCAGGCGCTCTTCAACAAACCACTTGGTGTTTTTGGCAGATGACCAATGGTTCAGCAAATGACTCGCCAAATTTATGGTGACAGGCTTGTTCTGAAGTATATCGACCTTCTTCTGGCTTTCCATCTGGTCTAACTGGGTATTGTTTAGGACGCGCAGGAGCCCATTGGGCTTCGCCGGCATTGCGGCCGGCTGGCTAAGGTTGGGATTGCGTCCCTCAGGAATGGCTAACGGCATGATTTATTTCCTTTTAGATGCCTTTATCGGGTTTAACTTTCTTTTCGCGGCCGATACCGACACCTCTTTGATTGAGCATAACGCACATCCACCGACTCTTTCTCTCGACCGTGGATATGCATAAGATTTGCAAACAAATCCAGCAGGATACTTTATTGCGTATTCCGGGGCAGCGTCGGCCAAACCGGATGGCTCGCGGACCTTATCACATATCAAGATATTGTCCTTTTTGTCCCTTCTGATACACATCCCCTCAATGATTCCCGTATGACCTTCGTACATATAACCCCCTTGATTTGTTCTGAAATTCCCATTCTCCGGGTATTGTCCCACGAACCCAAATAGCCCAAAAACCAGGACAACAGCATGGATGCATTATCCTGCCGGTCATTGCGCTATCGAACCACATGGTCCACTCTGAATTATCGATCTCGTATATTTTATTACATCGCGGACACTCAGCCGAGGTAGGTGTTAAATTCTTAACAGTATTCCAGATTACATCAATCATATAACATAGATAGAGTGTAAAGGATTATTGGCCTAAGTCCATCCCCTTACATTAGCTTTGCCCTCTTCAGCCTTTTTGGCCTCTTCGGTAACTGGCGGACCAGGTCGGTTTAGTGACATAAGTCTATTATTCACGGCCATTGTCGCAAACGCAGATGCGCCGTTAGAGGCCCAGTCGTGGTATGGGGTTTTCTTCCAGGCCCCTGATTTCTCATTCCATTCCTTACGATAGGAATCAAGCGCGGAGAGGCCTTTTTCACAACCAGCTTCATCGAAGACACATATCTTGAGTATATTCCTGACGAGTTGGATCTGGGTTTGTATACCAACTCGGTCGCCGATTCCAAAATTAATACCAGCTTCAGCGGCAGTCTGAACTCTCGTTTTGCCCGATGTGTATTCATGGACAACAATGTCATGCGGTGCCATCCAAACTCCATAGATAAAACCGTTCTTATCTCTGAATTCATTGCAATATTCGGCATAATGCAGCATCCCTTCATTGGCGTTCTCGTAATAATGGACCACATGGATCTCACGGCCAATATTTTGAGTGAACCAAATCGCGTTGACATCATTATACCCGATATCCCACCAAGTATCAATAAGGACGCTATCTTGGATCGGCACAACCGTGACTCGCGATTCTTTCCTTGCCTTGAGCATCTCGTTGAAATAATAGGCGCCCTCAACTGACTGGTGAAAGGCTTCCTCTGGGGTTGACGGATGCTCCTGCATCATCAGATCACCCTGAGTGCTTTCCTTTTTGACATACCAGGCCTTTTGCTCAATAGACAACGGACGCCCGAGGATATGTTCTATCTTCTCAAAATATTTGTCATGTCGATCATAAAATACAGTCCCGGTCGGATCAACCCGGTTTAAGGTATTGGTATCCCAACCAAAAAAGAAAAATTTGTAATCCATCTTATTGAGCTCGGCCGTCCCGCCCTTGATAGACTTATCAAGCTTCATGGCTGCCTTGCACATGTCATAGAAACGCCCCTCGCGTCCCTCAGCGGTCGATTCGATCGAAACCAGCATCCCAGGATGGATTGCGTTCAAAGTACCCGATATGACCTCTCTGGCCTTCAGGGGATAGTGCGCGCACATCTTCCCGAACTCAGATATATGGACCAGGTGATAGGTCCCGGATCGTCCGGATGTCGTTACGCGAATACTGGATCCGTTCTTAAAGACAAGCTTCTTGGAACTCGTCCGCTTCGCCGGGCAGGCCTCTTTTACCTCTGCCGGCAAGTTCTCATAGGCGAACAGGATCTTTTTCTCAAAGAAATCCTCGGCATCCTCTCGGTTATGGGCAATGATACAGGCGTGAGTATTAGAGTTGAACAGGCAAATATCTAAATAAAGTAAACAAATAAAGGTAGTTATGCCATGCTGCCGGCTCTTAAGGATAAGGTTACAATACCAATAGCCCAGGTATAAGAGCTTCTGGGCATAGTTCATCTTGAAATCAATCACGGTCTCGATAGCGACAGCGTCCCCGTCATCCTCTATTTCGCCCTCTGTGTGAATAGCCGCAACAATCTTATAAAGATTATCCAGGCGCCAGCGCTGGTTGCCTATATTCTTGGCGAGCTCTATGGCTGCAGAGGCCTCGTCGATCGATACCCCAAATTCAGCTACCAATTCATCGGGACGCCTTTCTGATATGTCAGAGATTTCAGTCATGGTTAGTACAATTTAGTAGGGATTAATATAGATTATTGTAGGCAGGATAAATTGTTCTGGATGGAGCCCCCACAAGGTAACGATCCCTGTTCACCCGGGTACAAACCGGGACATCATCCAGTAAATGCTTTGGAGGCTTAGTGATCCTGAAGGTCTTAATCTTTGTCCCTTAAGGGTTTCCGCGACCAAGGAGATGGTGTTGGCGCATTTTGGTCATAAAAAGAATTCTCAAGGCTCTTAATCCTTGCACGATTAAACTTGATCTCTCCTACTAAAGAACGGAGAATAAAGCGAATACCTTTTTGTGGGTCAAGATCACCGACCAACTCATTGATTTCATTTAAAAGCTTTTCTTCTTCCATTATGAATACCCCTTTATTTATTTCTTTCGATACACTCGTCTATTGCGGATCGGACATCTCCCATCCATTCCAACACCCATTTAAAGTGTTCGGGCAATCTGTCTTTTGTATTTATCCATTCCATAAACCACCTTTCTATTTATAAAACGGGTTCATAGGTCTGTTCGAAAATATCCGGTTTGCAGGGATAAATGCGGTTATATGTTCGCACTCTATGGCAATTAGAGCATACTACCTCACATTTTTCTATTTCTTTTTTTGCTTGTGCAACACTTTTTGCAAAACACACATTAAAGTCTTTTTCCCCCTCGATATGGTCGAACTCTAACGCAGAATGATGACTGTTATAGCCGCAATCAGCACACCCTTTTCCCAATTTATAATTAGCCAAAAACAATTTAACAGCTCTCGCCCTTTCGTTTGCTTTATCTTGCTTTTCTCTTTTTCTTTCGGGAGTAAGAGATGCCCACCATTTCTTTCTCCACGTTTTCTGGTCTTCTTTATTCTTGAACGGCATCTTCAACCCTCTCGTATGTTTTCAAAAATATTTCATTCTTTATAGGATAAAACTCGCCCTGGACACCCTGTATTATGAAATCCCCAATATCCGCTGACATTGTTCCTTCGAGGGTGAATATTTTAAAACCATCTTCCAAGACAACCTTTTCGTATTCTTCCCACGACCACTTTTGAGCTGATTCGTTTAAGCCGGTGAAATCAATAATTTCTTTCAGGTTTTTGCCGGTCCACTGGATTGCTTCAATCACTACTGGTTTTTTTCTAAATTTTGGCATTGTCTTCCTCCTTTTCAGGTTCTTGATAAGTGATAAGAGCCGTGTACAATATCGTAGTACCGTGAGGTACGGGTTTGAATTGGATAGAGTAGCTAGCCAAGTCTTTAATAAAGTCATCCATTTG